CATGATTCTTCTACATATTGTGGATGTCGTAAATTTCGCAATGCCTTCTTTTTCTGATGAGCCTTTCCAACTACATGAGCTTTATATGTTTGTTGTCCAGTTACTTTGATACTACATAAAGGACACATCGGCTCAATCAAAGATTGAACTGTCATAGTAGCTTCACATTTCTCTTTACACTCTTCTGTACATTTATGTTCTCTACCATGACATGCACAAAAATCTATCTTTTCATATTTAGGTGGTTGAAAATTTTGAACTGTAATCTTTTCAGCTTGTCCAAGTTCAACACGATTCTCAGGAATCTCAATTTCCGTAAGTTCAGCAATAAATTTTTGAATAGCTCCGATAACCTGTGCACCTAGACGTATTGGATTCATAAAAGCCATAAGCAAGCCAATAACTTTACGAACCAATAAACTCTCATTATAAACAAGAGCTGCTGTTTCGCGTCGAAGAGCTCTAATTAAAGGCTCCATTCCACGGAGAAAATTTCGAACTTTTTCAACAATACGTTCTTGTAGATTAGCTGACCACTGCTCTTCATCTTCTTCTTCAATTTCAAGAGCTTCAAACAAATCTTCATACTTTGGACGACGACGAAGATCAATATCAGCAGGGAATTCATCATTCATTTGAACTTCATCAAATACATATTCACACTCAATGATTTCAGATCCATATTGAACTGCCGATCTTGGAGGATTTACTTTATCAGGAAACATAATGTACCTTGCTTGATCATACGTAATAAGATCAGCTGCTTTAAGATTATATCCCATTTGAGTGGCTCCAATACACATAAGAACATAATTAGCACGAAGCTCATTAAATTCCTGTCGACCATAATTTGACATCTCCAGTAACGAAGCACACATTCTTTGATTTTGATCTGGCATGTTTAATGGATCACCTTCGCTGTATCTTGCAATATTGAGAATAACATTTTTATCGAGCGGAGCAAGATATTCATTTATTGTTCGATCAAATACAAAGTTCCTTTTAAGAAATTGAGCTTCTTCTATTGTATTGAAATTCTGAAATTTGGCATCTTTCATTGCCGGTGTTAATGTAAATCCAAGTTCTTTAACTACTTCAGCAAATACAATCATAG